CCGCACCATCCGGACGAGAAGGTGCGCGACCTGATCACCAGGAAGTGGAATCGGTGGACTCGGGAGTGCGACGTCGAGTACGACCCGCGGAATCCTGCATCTGGCCAGACGGATTTCTACGGCCAGCAGATGGTGATCGCGCGCGAAGTCATGGAGGCGGGTGAGTGTTTCGTCCGGTTCCGGCCGCGTTCTGTGAAGGAAGGGCTTACCGTTCCGCTGCAACTCCAGTTGATCGAGGCCGAGCAGTTACCGTTGTGGCGAACGGCCATCGAACGGATGCCGCCGAACAACTCAGTTCGGTGCGGCATCGAGTTTCAGAACGATGGGCGGCGCGCGGCGTACCACTTCTGGAAGGCGCATCCGGGCGAAACGATGTTCTTCCCGATGGACGCTCTCTCGGTCGAGCGCGTGCCGGCCACGGAGGTGCTGCACGTTTACAAGCCGATCCGCGCGGGCCAGTTCCGGGGACAGCCGTGGCTGACATCGGTCATTGCAAAGCTCTACGAGTTGGAGCAGTACACAGACGCCGAGATTGTCCGCAAGAAGCTCGCGGCGATGATCACCGGTTTCATCACGCAGGCCAGCCCGGACAATCCGATCATCCCGCCGGACCAGTATCAGAACGGGCCGACCCAAACAGAGCCGGGAGCGCAGATCAGCAAGCTCGAACCCGGCACGTTTCAGGTGTTGAACTTCGGCGAAGAGGTGCAGTTCGCCGAGGCGAAGGACAGCGGCGATTTCAAATCGTTCATCAGGAGTTGCCTGCAAGCGTTCGCGAGCGGGGCCGGGCTCGCCGAGTATCAGATCAGCGGCGACCTGTCGGGCATCAACTACTCTTCGATCCGGGCCGGCCTGCTGGAGTTCCGCCGCAAGTGCGAGCAGTATCAGCATTCGGTCTTTATCTTTCAGGTCTGCCATCCGGTCTACAAGCGGTGGCTGCGTGAGGCGATGCTGGCGCTGGTGTTCGGCATTGACCTGCTGAACGCGTACAACAAAGATCCCGAGCCGTTCGAGGAAGTGCAGTGGGTCACACCCGGCTGGCCGTGGGTTGATCCCGAGAAGGACATCAAGGCTTCCAACGATGCCATCCGCAGCGGTCTCTCCACGCGCTCCGGCGAAGTCGCGGCGCAAGGGCGTGATTCCGGGGCAGTGGACGCCGAGCAGGCAGCGGACAACAAACGCGCCGACAAGCTTGCATTGTCTTACGACAGCGATGGCCGGAAGGTCCTCACCGGGCGCAACGCCGGATTGACGGAAGGCGAGATCCAGACGGACGCGAGCAAAGGAGAGGTGGATGTGAAGCCGTGAAGAACCTGACTCGTGTTGCATCGCGGTTCGTGAACACGCCGCTCATGATTCACCCGCCCAAGCTGGAAGTGATAGTCCAGGCGCTGGGGCCGCGGTTGGGGATCATTCCGGGGGCCGGCGTGAAACTCGCGGAACCGTTCGCTGCCACGTACATGGAGCAGGCCGACGACAGCGGCTACCAGGTGATCGACGGCATCGCCGTGATTCCGATCCAGGGCGTCCTGACGAAACAGGAGTCCTGGGTTTCGGCGCTAAGCGGTTGCAGTTCCTACGCGCAGATTGGGGCGTACCTCCAGGACGCGGTGAACGACGCCGGAGTGCGCGCGATTCTCCTGCAAGTGGATTCGCCTGGCGGCGAGACCACTGGCTGCCTGGAACTGTCCGACTACATCTTTTCGCTTCGAGGCGCGAAGCCGATCTATGCCGTCGCCGACGACTTCGCGTTCTCAGCAGCCTACGCGCTCACCAGCGCGGCCGACAAGATCTTCGTCACGCGCATGGGAGCGGTCGGCTCGGTCGGCGTGGTGGTGCTGCATACCGAGGATTCGAAGTTCAACGACGAGCAAGGGTTCAAGTACACCTACATCTTCAAGGGCGACAAGAAGGTTGACGGGAACCCGCATGAACCGCTGTCGGAGCGGGCAGAGAAAGACATCCAGTCCGAGATTGACCGGCAGTACGACCAGTTCGTAGCAACGGTCGCTCGGAATCGGAAAGCCGATCCCGACAAGATCGTCGGCACGCAGGCCGCCGTGTGCTGGTCGGAGAACGCGATTCCGCTGCTGGCAGACGAGGTCGGAACGATTGGCGATGCCATGAATGCGCTTCGTCAACTGCTCGGCGAGCCGGTCCAGAGTTCCACGGCGGCGATTGCCGCAAATTCAACAACCAAGGAGGTAACAGCAAGTATGCCCAACGAAACGCTCACAATCGCCGCCGAGGGTAAGAAGCCGGGCGACGGTGACGGCGACGAGAAGACCAACAACGAACCGAAGTACTGCCATGCATGCGGAACCAAGCTCCACGCGGACGCGACATTCTGCCATGCCTGCGGAACGAAGGCCGAAGGCGAGGCGTCTGGCAAGTTCTGCCACGCCTGCGGTGCCGAGTTGCGCAAAGGCGCGGAGTACTGCCACGCCTGCGGTGAAGGCGCAAAAAGCGACGCCAAGAAACCGGAAGGTATGGCTCCGCTTGCCGGCCTTGCTGCCGTGCCGCTGAAGATGCGTCCCGAAGGCGACATCGAAGCCATCGGCGCACTTTGCAAGATGGCCGGTTGTCCCGACAAGACCGCGGAGTTCCTCACCAAGAAGAAGTCCAGCGGCCAGTACTTCAGCGTGGCGGATGTCAGCGAAGAGTTGACCGCCGCCCGCGTGATCGAAAGCGAGAGGAGCATGATTACATCGCACGTCAATCCCAACCAGGGCGCGGTTGGTTCGCTTCAGGAGATTGAAGCGCAAGCCACTTCCTACGCCCGCCAGAATCGCGGCAAAGAGACTCCGAATCTTTACGCCGAAAGCGGTACCACCAAGCTGACCAAGGAGCGCGCCTACGCCCTAATGCTCGAAGAGCATCCCGAGGTTTACGGCGCGTTCGTGGCGCAGCACAACGCGAAGGGCCTGATCGCCACGCTCGAGCGGGCTGGCATTCGCCTCGCCCGGTAGCAGAGAGGAGACAGACATGGCATTCGAACAGACATTACGTAATGTAGGGATTCCGGCGGCGGCCGACCTCACGAGCAACGGGACTGTGAATCCGCAGTTCTACTTCGTGACCGTCAACTCGTCCGGACAGATCAACTTCACGGGCGCTGGCGCCGTCGCCGATGGCGTTGTCCAGGACAAGCCCAACGCGCAGGGCGTGGAGGCCGAGGTCGCCATCCTTGGCATCACCAAGCTGCTGACCGGCGCGGCGGTCAATGCCGGTGATCCGCTCATGGCCAACGCCAGCGGCCAGGCCATCACCGCGACTACAGGCAATTTCGTGCGGGCGCGGGCGCTGGCAGCATCGGGCGGTGCTGGCGTGATCATCCCCGCGCTGCTTCTCGGCCCGTACAAGATGTAGCGATTCACCAATAGGAGAAATAACAAATGCCTCAGCCAACACTACAAGACGTTCACGTCAATCGACCGCTGACGAATATCTCCGTGGCCTACCTTCAGGAGGCGGCCGGAGTTGAGTTCGTCGCGGACAAAGCCTTTCCGGCGGTGCCGGTCGAAAACAAAAGCGATCTCTACTACACCTACGCGCGGGCGGATTTCAACCGCGATGAGATGCAGAAGCGCGCGCTTTCCACCGAGTCCGCCGGCACGGGTTACAACCTGAATTCCACCGGCACGTACAACTGCGACGTCTGGTCGCTGCACAAGGACGTGGATGATCAGATCCGCTCCAACAGCGACTCGCCGCTCGCCCCCGACCGCGACGCCACCATCTTCCTGACGCAGAAAGCGCTGATCCGCCGCGAGAACCAGTGGGTCTCCAGGTTCTTCGGCACAGGGATCTGGACCAACAACGTCAGCGGCCAAGCGACCGCGGACTCCACGCACGTCATCTATTGGGACGCCGCGAACTACCCGAACGGCAGCCCGATTACCGACATTCGCAACGCAAAGACCCAGATGCGGCTGTCGAGCGGCGGCTTCGCGCCGAACATCTTCGTGGTAAGCCGCCCGGTGTTCGACAAACTCGTGGATCACCCCGACTTCATCGACCGCACCAAGTACGGCCAGACCGCACCGAACCCGGCAGTGGCCACCCGCCAGATCATGGCCGAGATTCTTGAACTGGACGAGATCCTGGTCATTGACGCGGTGTATAACACGGCGGCGGAGGGCGCAACCGAATCCAACGCGTTCATCGGCGGCATGAGCGCGGCGCTGTTCTACCGCCCAAAAAACGCCGGCCTGATGACGCCCAGCGCCGGGTACGTGTTCAACTGGACGGGCCTGATCGGAACCACCGGCGGCGCCGGTGTCCGCATCAAGACCTTCCGCATGGAGCACCTGGCGTCGGATCGCGTGGAGATCGACTCGGCGTTCGATATGCGCCTGGTCTCTGCGGATCTCGGCTTCTACTTCAACAACGTGATCTCGGCGGTGTAGCCATGATGCTTCGTCGTGAATCATGGGCGCGGCTGACCAGGGG